AAAGGTGATCATTATGTAGACAATAAAAAGTTTTTTGTTGAGATGATCAAATATAAAACAAAATGTGATGAAGCGATTAATCAAAATATAGAATTACCGAGACCTTCTGACTACATTGGTAGTTGTATAATGAAGATAGCATACAAGTTATCAAACAAACCTAATTTTATAAATTATCCATTCAAAGAAGATATGATAGCAGATGGTATAGAAAATTGTATAACTTATATTAAAAACTTTGATCCAGAAAAATCTAACAATCCATTTGCCTATTTTACTCAAATAATTTATTATGCTTTTCTTCGTAGAATTGAAAAAGAAAAGAAAATTCTTTATACCAAATATAAATCTACAGAATTATTTAATATTCAAAACGCATTAAGTCCAGAAGACGGCGAGTATATTAAATCTAGCGAAGGTGCAACAGAAAACACTAATATCTTTATCCGTGAATTTGAAGAAAAGAGATTCAATAAGTGAAAGTAGCTCTCGTAACAGATACTCATTGGGGTTGTCGTAATGACAGCCAAATATTCGCAAAATATTTTTCTAAGTTTTGGAAAAATATTTTCTTTCCATATCTAGACGAACATAAGATTGATCATGTAATTCATCTAGGTGACATTGTAGATAGACGTAAGTATATTAACTTTCTATCTGCCAATAATCTTAAAAACGATTTCATTTATCCTTTAATGGAAAGAAATATCAATTTCTGGTGTCTGATTGGTAATCATGATATCTTTTATAGAAATAGTCTAGAGATTAATGCATTAGATCAGTTGTATGATAATAGTTCTTTAATCAATTTAGTTAAGAAACCTACAGAATTACAACTTGGCAATTGTGATATTCTTTTAATGCCATGGATATGTTCTGAAAATTGGAATCAATGTTGGGATGCTATAAAGAATAGTAAGAGTCAAGTGATGATGGGTCATCTTGAATTGAATGGTTTCGAGATGCATCGTGGCGCTGTGTGCGATACAGGATTTGATCCAGAAGAGTTTCAAAAGTTTGATTTAGTATTGTCGGGTCATTTTCATCACAAATCTTCTTATGGAAACATTCACTATCTCGGCTGTCCATATGAGATTACATGGAGTGATTATAATGATCGAAAAGGATTTCATATCTTTGATACAGAGACAAGAGAACTAGAATTCATTCAAAATCCATACTCAATGTTTTATCGTTTCGAATATGATGACGTAGATATGAATATTGAAAAAATAGTTGAAGAGATTGATTATGCTGGTTATAATGAAACATATATGAAGGTCATTGTCAAGAATAAGACTAATCCTTATATGTTTGACGTATTCATCGATAATTTAGAGAAGAGTGGTGTTCACAATATTCAGATTATCGAAGATATGTTGAATATTGATATAGATAATGAAGATGATTTGATTGATGAGGCAAAGTCAACGATAGAGATGTTGGAAACCTATGTCGATCAAATCGAAACAAAGTCAAATAAGAAACGTTTAAAGACACTATTCCATAATCTATATAACGAAGCATTGACACTGGAGTAATACTTGATTACGTTCAAAAAAATACGTTATAAAAATATTCTCAGTACGGGTAATGCTTTTACTGAGATTGATTTTCTTCGTAATAAGACTACATTGATTATTGGTGAAAATGGAGCAGGTAAGAGTACAGTTCTAGATGCCCTATCTTTTGCTCTTTATGGTAAACCTTTTCGCAAGATTAACAAGCCACAACTTCTAAACTCTGTCAATCAAAAAGGATTGATTGTTGAGATTGAATTGGCGGTAGGTAAAAAAGAGTATATGATACGTCGTGGTATCAAACCAAATATTTTCGAAATTCATCAAAATGGTAATCTTATCAATCAAACAGCATCTATAAGAGACTATCAGGATTTTCTTGAAAAGAATATTCTCAAGATGAATCATAAATCTTTTAGTCAAGTTGTTGTTCTTGGTTCTTCTACGTTTGTGCCGTTTATGCAATTGACTGCGGCTCAACGAAGAGAGGTGATTGAGGATCTTCTAGACCTACAAATCTTTTCTACTATGAATAATCTATTAAAGGAAAAGATTCAGACATCTAAGAATGATATCCGGGAAACTCAATATCAAATCGACTTACTAGAGGAGAAGATAGAAATTGAAAACAATCATCTTAAATCAGTCGTCGCCGATGTCCAAAACACAATCGATCAGAAAAAAGAAAAACTTCACGTATGCGAGGAAGCAATTGCTATACAAACTGGGACACTTGAACATCTTACGAGCGAAATTGGATCTCTGGAACGAGGAATCAGAGACAAGAACAAGACTGAAATCCAACAAGAAGAAATCCGCAATGTCGCTCAAAAGCTCCGGGATAAAGTAAAGAAAATCAATAAGGATATTCAATTCTTTGAACACTATGATAATTGCCCAACATGTAAACAAGATATCTCTCAACACTTCAAAGATGAAGTTCTTATAGAGAAACGTGAATCCCTAGAAAAGACCGAGAATGGTATTAATGGATTAAAAGAAAAGAGTGCCGAGTTACAGGAACGGCTAGATGAGATTGTAGAGGTTACTCTTCAGATTTCTGAACTAAATGAAAAGGTAAATGAATGCAATCAACAGATTCGTATTAACAATCAGTTCATCACAGAATTAAATAATGAAATTTCTACGTTGACAGATAAGATGAATGATGTTAAACATGATAGTTCATCCGTTGATAAATTGAAAGGAGAAAAGAATCAGTATCAGAAACGCAAGGTAGATTTGAATGAAGAACAATCTCTTTTTCGTGTAGGATCAGAGATGTTAAAAGATAGTGGTATCAAGTCACGTATTATCAAACAATATGTGCCTTTGATGAATAAGTTTATCAATCACTATCTACAACATCTTGGTTTTTTCGTACAGTTTGAATTAGATGAAAACTTTAACGAGAAAATCAAATCAAGGTTTCGCGATGAGTTCTCTTATGAGAGTTTTAGTGAAGGTGAGAAAATGCGTATCGACCTATCGCTTCTATTCACGTGGAGAACCATTGCGAAACTTCGAAATAGTGTCAGTACAAATCTTCTTATCATGGATGAAGTGTTTGATAGTTCTCTTGATAATAACGGTACAGAAGAGTTTCTAAAAATTCTTGAAGGGTTGACCGCAGATACTAATACGTTTATTATTAGTCATAAATCAGACATGATGATAGATAAATTTAGAAGTATTATTCGTTTTGAAAAGCATCAAAATTTTTCTAGGATTGCGGCATGAAGGCGTGGGGTATTCTTATAAAGTATAACGGTGAACTCGGTAATTGGGATGGTCTGTGGTTTAATAACATTACTCCAATAAGAGGTTTGACTAGACTTGGATATAGAACAAAGGAGGAAGCGGATACCTGGATAAAAAGAAATAATATGAAGAGTTGTGTGTCCAGAGAGTTTGAAGCCAGTGATTACTGTGTATATAGAGATGAACTCTTTGATAGGTGTGACTTTTGCGAATGTTGGAAGAAAAATGCTTGATGGTATCGAATGGGCACGGTTGGGATTTATTCGTTATGAGATTGTTATTCTAGAATTTGAATCTACAAAATATCCAGATAATGAATTGTTTCCTCAAATGATTGATTTTTATAAAAAAGAATTGAAGAAACTAGAGGATAAAATAAATGACTGAATCTAAAAAACTATGGAAGAGAGTAAAGAAAATGGACTTAGGTAACCCTGTAATTACTGTTTTAGTTGGTATTGTAGTATTCTATATCGGGCTGAAGATGTTCAGTGGTGGTATGAAGAGTATGGGTAATATGGAACATTTTAACTACTTTATTCACAATCCGTTATGGATGTTCTTAGGCGGTATTGTTATGACACTTCTCTGGCAATCGTCGTCTCTTAGTACAACAGCAATCATTGCTCTTGTAGCATCAGGAGCAGTCCCTCTACCAGCAGCGATTGCTGCCGTACTTGGAGCCAATATTGGTACTACGGGTACAATCTGGATTGCAGGACTTCTGGTATCTGATGGAATGCCAAAAGGCGATACACTTAGAATTGCTATGGCACATACTGGTGTCAATCTAGTAATGGCACTTTCTATGCTTCCATTCGTAAATCATATTGCAAGGTTGTTGACAAGACTATCTTAGGAGTATATAATGTTTACTAATGAATTGTTATATAAGACCACTGAACTATTTGATTTTGAAAATCCGCAGATGGATCCACATGAGTTATATAATCTCTTAGCAGATACGATGATTAAAGGACGTGGCGTGGGTTTATCGGCAAATCAGATTGGTCTTCCTTATCGAGTATTTGTAATGGGCGATCCTACAAATCGGGAATCTATCATTCCAGTATTCAATCCAACGATTGTTTTTCGTTCAGATGATACGATGACACTTGATGAAGGATGTTTAAGTTTTCCTGGTCTTTATATTAAGATTAAGAGACCTACATCCATTCGCGCTCGTATGACTACAATTGATGGGGAAACAGATACTGCTACGTTTGAAGGATTCACGGCTAGAGTATTTCAGCACGAATATGACCATATGGAAGGATACGATTTCCGTAAGCGAGCAAATCGGTATCATCTAGATAAGGCAATGAAAGATTTAAGACTATTACAGAGAAGGAGAAAACAACGTGCAGCGTGATGATTATCATGATTTCGTATTATCTGTGACCAGTGATTATAGTAAGAATCGCGTATCTTTTCTAAGACGCATGGAAGAACTTTCCATGTTAGATAAAGTCAAGATTACTCACTTACTAACTGCTGCACTAGGTCTTACTGGTGAAGCAGGAGAGTTTGCTGATCATGTAAAGAAGATTTCTTTCCATGGAAAAGAACTTACAGACGAACTAAGAGACAAGATGATTCTTGAACTTGGTGATGTTATGTGGTATGTAATTCAAGCGTGCGAAGGGCTTGACATATCACTAGAAGATGTAGTACAATTAAACATTGATAAATTGAGTAAACGCCATGATGGTGGTTTTACAAAGGATTATAAGAGTTGATTCTATCTCCAGAAGATGCTACCTATGCTGCTAATGTTTTCGTAGATTATTTTTCCAATTTCGGAAGAATTGATGATTATCTACGAAAAGTAAAATTAGAAAGAATGGAGAGTTATCCCACATCTCTTCCAGGCATGGGTCCACAAGATGAAATGTTTTCAGATTTTTCTATGAATCCAAATGATATGGATTTTGAGTGTAGAGAAGTTAATAATGAAACTTTCATGTATTATTTGGAAGTTGTGACTTCTCATGCCAATGAGTCTTCTATACCAGGAAAATCTTTACGTTACATTGTCTATGAAAAGAACACCAACAAGATTGTTGGATTTATTCGTATGGGTTCTCCTACTATCAACTCTAAGCCTCGTAATGAATTTCTAGGCAAACCACTTGACACTCTTAATAAAGATGTAATGAAAAGATTCAATCAATCTTCTATTATGGGTTTCATTATTGTACCTACACAACCTTTTGGTTTTAATTATCTTGGTGGTAAATTGTTGGCTGCCATTTGTTGTTCACATTTTGTCAAAGATAAATTGAATAAAAAATATGGTGGTCCTTTTTGCATGTTTGAAACAACTTCTCTTTATGGATCTACCAAAGGTGCATCACAGTATGACGGTATGAAACCATTTCTTCGTTATAAAGGTAATACCGATTCGGACTTTGCACCACGTATTAATGATGAAAACTATCGTCGTTTAAATGATTGGTTTATCGAAAGAAATAATGGTGAAAGTCTGGTACCAGAAGATGCATCTTCTCGTAAGTTAAAGACACAAACAAAAATGATTGCAATTATTAAATCTTCTTTGAAAGAATTTGACAAAAAAGAGCTTGACAAATTTACTACAGCATGTAATAATGCTAAAGGTTTGACAGAGAAGAAACGTCAATACATGTCAGACTATGGTTATGAAAACGTGAAAGAGTATCTTAACATGGAAACGGATACGCTTATCAAAAAGGATAACTATGATCGTTATAGTTTTGATGGTGTTGTCTCTTGGTGGAAAGATAAGGCTTCGAAAAGATTTGAATCTTTGAAGAATGATTCAAGAATTAGATCAGAAATCGAAGTCTGGAATAATAATCCAGAATCTATTGACATCATTCGTTAAATGTATTATACATAATAATAGTGCGGGTGTCGTATAATGGCATTACCTGAGATTTCCAATCTCATGACGGGGGTTCGATTCCCTCCACCCGCTCCAAACTTGGTTTGAACTTTCATTTATGTGTTCGTTCTTCCATAGAAGAAATTGAAAATCTTAGGTTGTCTTTAGTTAAAGGTTAATGTTATGATAAGTACATTATTTGAACATAACAAAGAAGACGAAGCAAAACTTGTCAAAGCACAAAAGTATGATCAAGATCAGAAAAAACTGAAGAAAGAAATATATGTTTCATTTAGAAATAATGAAGATGTGCAAAACTTCAGTCGTTTATTAAATATTGATATAACCGAAGAAACAAAACTTATTCATTATCCTGTCAACAATTTGTATACAGAGAGTCAGAAGGTTTTTTTTGAGAAGAAAGAAAAGAAATCTCGTAAACAAAAATCTTGGCAAAAATCTTGGCAAAATATGCCAGATTTTATACAAGAAAACAATCATCCTTATATGCAAATAACACTTCATCTAGAAGACGAATCTTATCTAAAAGAACTGTCTAAAATATTGAATCAGAATCTTTCAAATAAAACTAAAAGTATCTGGTATCCTAAATTAGAGCGAACAGAGAATCAAAAACTACGATGGATAATCTCTGATGGTGTTAAAGAACTAGAACCAAGATATCCACTCTATATTGTATCTAAAGGTAGATATGAAAAAAATATTCGTGCAACTGCTAATTCTCTTGAAAGAATGCGTGTAAAATTTTATATGGTAGTCGAAGAACATGAATATGAAAAATATCTAGAAACCGCAGATTCACGATATTGTACTGTAATTGTTCTTGACAACAAATACAAAGAAGAGTATGATACATGTGATGATGAAGGATACAGTAATCCTCGTGTGGGTCCTGGTGCTGCTCGTAACTTCGCTTGGGATCATGCTAAGAATAATGGTTTTGCAAGATATTGGGTTTTTGATGACAATATACATGATTTTTATAGATTATACAAAAACGAAAGAATTCGTGTAGAGTCTGGTGTACTGTTTAGAGCATGTGAAGATTTTATTGATAGATATGAAAACATACCCGTATCTGGTTTACAATATAGATTCTTTATTGCTCCTAACAGTGAGTATCCACCATATGTAATGAATACTAGAATCTATTCAGCATTGTTAATTGATACAAGTATGGAGAAATATAAATGGCGTGGCAGATACAATGAAGATACTGATTTGTCTTTGCGTATATTGAAAGATGGTTTGTGTACGTGTCAATTCAATTTTTTTCTACAAGGCAAAGCAGCAACACAGACAACTAAAGGTGGCAATACCGATGAGTTTTATGCTGTTGAAGATCAAGATGACGTAATTCTTCATGGTACTAGTAATAAATCAGATATGCTTATTACAATGGGTCATGCTGATGTCTCAAGAAATGTTTGGAAATTTGATAGATGGCATCACTATGTTGATTATAGTGAATTTAAGAAGAACAAGCCCGTTGTATCAAAAAGTATAAAAGTGAAGAAAGAAGTTAACAACTATGGTTTGGAGTTGATTAGAGATTATGAATATGTCAAAAAATGACCATGCTTGGTCAAGCAGGCGAAAAACTCGCTGTTTAATCAATCAATAATAACGTCAACAAGGAATTTCAAGAGCAACTCCAATTTGATTGGAATTTCCCCACCAACTCCTTTTTGATGTTTTTAAAAAGTACTTGACAAAAATACCAAAGTTTGGTATTATATAAACATGATGTACGAAGGAGTGAACTTATGTCTGAGATGATTGACTATAAATTTGACGAAGACCGTCTAATTGCCGAATTGAAAGACTATATAGATAGTACATATGATGCACACTACTCGCAGACAAAGTTTCAAGCAACAGAGTTTATTTTTGACTCTGGTCATGGAATGGGTTTCTGTATCGGTAACGTTTTGAAGTATGCTCAACGATATGGACGTAAAGATGGTTACAATAGAAAAGACTTGATGAAAGTCTTGCATTATGCTATGATGGCATTACATTTACATGATAAGGAGAATTTGAGTGGAAATTCAAGTAACAGTTGAAGAGTTGCGAAAAAGAAAGATTATGGTTTGTACTCCAATGTATGGAGCCATGTGTACTGGTCAGTATTCAAAATCTTGTACTGATTTAGGTATTATGGCTACTAATTATGGAGTACAGTTAGGATTTCATTATCTTTTCAATGAATCTCTTATCACCCGCGCAAGAAACTATCTAGTAGACGAGTTTATGCGTTCTGATATGACGCATCTTATGTTTATCGATAGTGACATTGGATTTGATCCAAACGACGTTCTAGCAATGGCTGCTATCGCTGATCCAGAGTCAGATAAAGATATTGTTTGTGCACCATATCCAAAAAAGACTATTGCTTGGGAAAAGATTAAACGTGCAGTAGATAAAGGATTTGCTGACGAAAATCCAAATAAACTAGAAAAGTTCGTCGGAGACTTTGTTTTCAATCCAGCCCCAGGAACTGATCAACTCCGTGTTGATGAACCAGTAGAAGTTCTAGAAGGTGGTACTGGATTTATGATTATTCAACGGCACGTATTTGAAAAATATACTGAAGCCTATCCAGAACTACTATATACACCAGATCACGTTAGAACTAAACATTTTGATGGTTCACGTAAAATCATGGCATTCTTTGATACAGTAATTTGTCCAGATTCAAATAGATACTTATCAGAAGATTACATGTTTTGTCAATGGGCTAGAAACATTGGCATTAAAGTGTGGATGTGTCCTTGGATGCGTCTAACACATATGGGATCCTACATGTTTGGTGGTTCCCTCGTCGATTTAGCACAAGTAGGAGTTGCGGCAACTGCTGATGCTGAATTACTCTCTAAATATGAAAAAAAGTGAGGTAAATTATGAAACTATCTGAACAGACTATTGAAGTACTACAAAACTTTTCTTCTATCAACCAATCTCTTCTATTCAAGGAGGGTAATGTTCTTAAAACAGTCTCACCACAAAAGACTGTTCTTGCTGAAGTAATGGTCGAAGATACCTTTGAACGACAGTTTGGTATCTATGATCTTGGACAGTTTCTTTCTGCTATATCATTAATGGAGGCACCAGAGTTGGAACTAAACGATAACTCTGCTAATATTAATGATGGTAATGGCACTTCGATTGATTATCGTTATGCTGATCCATCGATGATTGTAACACCGCCAGAAAAAGAATTGACTCTACCGGACGTAGATGCCAGTTTTATTTTCACTGAAGACAATCTAAAGGATGTTCTTCAAGCAGCCCGCGTTCTTGGTCTACCAGAAGTGATTGTAGAAGGCGTTGATGGTAATATTGTTGTTGGTGCTGGAGACTCAAAGAACTCTTCAATGAATCGTTATACTAAGAAGGTTGGAAAGACAGAAAGTGAGTTCCGACACGTCTTTAAGGTTGACAACATGAAGATGATGATGTTAGACTACAATGTAGAGATTTCTAGTAAGGGAATCTCTAAGTTTAGCACAAGAGATGGGAGGGTTACATACTTTATTGCTACTGAATCCCGCTCTTAATGAAAGGTCTATATTATGTCAATGGGTGATTATCTATGGGTGGAACAGTATCGTCCACCCAACATCAAAGAGTGTATTCTACCAGAGCGTTTGAAGAGTGTATTTCAAGCGTTCGTAGATAAAAATCAAGTTCCAAATCTTCTTCTCACAGGTGGTCCTGGCGTCGGTAAAACAACCGTCGCTAGGGCACTCCTGAACGAACTAGATCTTGATTACATTATCATCAACGGTTCTATGAAGGGCAACATCGATACTCTAAGAACTGAAATCAGTCAGTTTGCTTCTACCGTCTCGTTTACAGGTGGTCGTAAATATGTTATTCTAGATGAGGCTGACTATCTTAATCCACAATCTACTCAACCTGCTCTTCGTAACTTTATGGAAGAGTTCTCTAATAATTGTGGATTCATTCTAACTTGTAACTTCAAGAATCGTATCATTGAACCTCTACATTCTCGGTGTAGTGTAGTAGACTTCACTATGTCTAAGAAAGAGATGGCAAGTCTTGCTCCACAGTTTTTAAAGCGTGTATCTAACATTCTTAAGATGAAAGGTGTCGAGTTTGATCCAAAGGTTATCGCTGAACTAATTATGAAACATATGCCAGATTGGCGACGTGTTCTAAATGAACTTCAGCGATACTCTGTTACAGGTAAGATTGATGTCGGCATTCTCACTACACTAAGTGACGAATCTTTTGATTCTCTTGTTTCTATGATGAAAAATCAAGACTTCACAGGTATTCGTAAATGGGTTGTTGATAATGCTGATATTGAATCATCTACACTGTTTCGTAAACTATATGATTATGCAAACAAGAAGATGAAACCGATGAGTGTTGCTCAAATGGTTCTGATTCTTGCTAAGTATCAATATCAAGCAGCCTTTGTTGTTGACCATGAAATCAATAACGTTGCTTGTCTACTAGAAATCATGACAGATTGCGAATGGTCATGAATCCATTTGACTTTGTAAACGATATCAATCTAGGTAAGAAAGATATCATCACCAATTCTGATAACCCAGAACTAGCGGAGAAAACTTATAATCCTTATCTAACAAATAAGTCACTATCATACTTTCCAGATACGGTACAGTATGCTAATATGATGAATATGAACTCTCATCTAGATCATTTACTACAATATTCGTTTTTAATAAATATTGTTAGAAAACGTAAACGTTTTTCGAAATGGCATAAGAATACTAGTGACGAGGACTTACAAGCGGTGATCGATTATTATGGATATTCGGTCAATAAGGCGAAGGAAGTACTCAAAATTTTAGATGATGAACAACTTGTAACAATAAAAACAAAATTGATGAGAGGTGGAATGAGTAATGACCGAATTAAGTAATATGATAGAGGTACATCTAAAAAATGAAGATGACTTTCTAAAAGTAAAAGAGACTCTAACACGGATTGGTGTAGCGTCTCGTAAAGATAAGAAACTATATCAGTCTTGTCATATTCTACATAAACAAGGCAGATATTTTATCGTACATTTTAAAGAACTATTTGCGCTAGACGGTAAACCATCTGATTTCAATGATAATGAATCGGATATTGGTAGACGTAATGCTATTGCTAATCTATTAGAGCAGTGGGACCTAGTGACTCTTGTAGATTCTACAAAGACTACAAATCCACTAGCTCCTTTAAATCAAATCAAAATTCTTCCCTATAAAGAAAAGAAAGAATGGGAACTCGTGGCAAAGTATAGTATCGGAAGAAAAAAATAAATGCTACGAAAAAGTGAAAAAATGTGTTGACAATAAATTACGTTGTGATATAATACATATAGTGAAATATGGAGAATTGTTATGTTAGATGAAACTCGTCCTACCTGCTTGAATTATGGTTGTGAACGAAAAGTGACTCACTCAGGTGGTCCTAATAGTGGTGGTAGATATCGTCCTTTTTGTGCTCGATGCCATAAAGCGGGTTATGGAGCAACAAAACTTGCTGAAGGAGTTAAAGCATATCGTACAGGAAAATGTGTGAATCATGATGGTCGTTTGGGTTTCAAATGTCCTATTGATTATGACAATGCACCTTGGGCAATCGGAATGACGGAGATAGATCATATTGATTCGAATCATATGAATAACACTCCAGAAAATACTCAGGAATTATGTTCAATGTGCCACGGACAAAAAGGTAAGATCAACGGCGATTTTCGCCGTCAAAATAAATACTCTTACCGTACGAAAAATTGAAAGGAATGTTTTGTTATGAATAAAAGAACTTTAACAGTTAATTCAGATTTGTGGTTAAACGATACTGGTGATATTCAAACCGGTATTTGGTTTGGTGATGGCAATGATATTGAATTTCCCGCTGTATCGTTATTGAAACTCTTAGAACAAAATTTGGATGTCCACAAATATCCTAACGACGGAAGTTATGACGAAGAAGGGATTTTTTCGGCCCATAAGCAAATTTCCTTTCTACGTCTACAATTGGACCTTTTTGAAGAAAAGTTAAAAAATCTCAAAATTAGTGAAAAAAGGGTTGACATTTAATACGAATGATACTATATTAGTAGAGTAAGTTGACTTTGTGACGATGCAAACAAGGAGAAATATGATGCGTAAGTCAATGATTGCCGCTGTTGCGGTTCTAGGTTTGAGTGTGAGTGCTTGTCAGACTTCACAAGTTGGTACTACCGTTGGTGGGCTTCTAGGAGCTGCTGGTGGTGGATTTGCTGCGAACAAGTTTATCGGCAAGGGTAACGGCAAGAAGCTCGCTACTGTCGCTGGTGTACTTGGTGGTGGGTTGCTTGGTGGTTTGTTTGGTAATTCTCTAGGAATGCCATATGACAATCGATCTGCCATTAACAACAATGCATATATGATTAATAGTAATGGTCAACGTATTGATCAAAATTCTAACAAGATCTACGAACTGAATGGTCGGCAGTATCAGAGGAATTATGATGGTACGATGACTCCTATCATTATTAATGGTCAAACTGGACAACAGAATAATAGTAGTAATTACAATTGTAAGGTTGTTAATAACTACGTGAACTGCAATTCAAATTGAATAGATATGCGACACCTGCATACCTGAGTTACGGTAAAGTGGTGTGACTTTTGGGAGAGTCCAAACTAAATAAAATTGTGATACGCCGAATGGGTATCACGTATATCTAACCTTGCTAACACTAGGAGGTAATAGCAATGACTAAAGACGTACTTTCCCTACTCAATTCGCCATTTTTCGTCGGGTTTGATCGTGTATATGATCGACTTCACGAATTTAATGACAATGTATCGAAAAACATTCCATCTTATCCACCTTACAACATTCGAAAAGTCGATGAAAATAAGTATGTTGTAGAGTTGGCAGTAGCTGGTTTTGCTAAGTCAGATATTGAGATTGAAGTAAAAGATGACGTTCTAAAGATTACAGGAAGCACAAAAGACGATGCGGAAAACTTCTTATACCGTGGAATCGCGAACCGAGCGTTTACTAGAAATTTTAACCTCGCTGACACGATTGAGGTTAAAGATGCTTCTCTTATGAACGGTATGCTTAAAGTGTTTCTGGAAAATATTATT